CAGGAGAGATTAAAGAAGCAGTATTGAATGCACTACTTGGGAGTTTGAATGATACTCAAATAGTATTAAATCAATAAAAATGGCAAATATAACATTCACACGAATAGACCCGAAGGATATACTAAGACCAGCGTTGGCATTCAATCCAACTGCTACCGATACATTGGTAAGAATAGGAAAGTCAAAGCTGTTTAACTTCGATTCATTCAATGAAGATATACCGGATAAACAGTCATTACTCAATACGCCGATATATGATACTATTATATTCGGTAATATAGACGGTACGAATCAATATGAAGATATTAATGGAGATGTGTTCTCATTCAAACCATTACAGATTGATGTTGCTATTGTTACAATTTCACAAACAAAAAACGTAGTTACAACAGCCATACAAGGGAAGAACGGAACGGTTAAAGAGTTCATATCAGACGGCGACTATCAGATAACAATAGATGGTATTATATGGATTGATGACAATATCTATCCTGAAGACGATGTTCAGACGCTAATTAATATATGCAAGATACCGCAAAGCATTACTATTTTTAGTAGCTTTGTAAATCTGTTTGGCGTGTCTGAAATAGTGATAACTGATTATTCATTTCCGCAACAAATCGGAATACGAAATCAGCAATCATTTACCATTAATGCCATATCAGATGCACCGATAAATCTTGAAGAAATAGAATGAAACTCATAAGAACTGAAATATCAATAGGAAAGTATAGAATGAAATATTCTGTCAATGTATCTATTGAAAGTTCTTGGGATGAGTTTACTGACAAAGCCACGATAGAACTTCCAACGACATTGAGCATTAATAACAAGCCAATGATTATTGGTACTGATAATGTATTCAAGCGTGGAGACGAGGTTGTAATAAAGGCATCATACGACACCGAACCGATAGAGATATTCAGAGGGTATGTATCTGCTGTAAGTCCGAACAATCCAGTTGTGATAGAATGCGAGGATATGATGTGGCTATTGAAGCAAAAAAACATTGAAAGCAAATCATGGGAAAGTGCCACACTATCAGAATTGATGTCGTATGTAATGAATGGAACAGGTATAGAAGTAGAATATATTGGAGTGAATAAAGATACCGAGATAGGAGCGTTTGAAATTGATAATAATTCAGTAGTGAATATTGTTCAAGTATTAGACGAAATCAAATCGCAACTATCCCTTGTAAGCTATATCAGAGAAGGAAAGCTGATAATAGGACTGCTGAATAGTCAAACGGCAAATACTTATAAGTTCGGTTTTCAATACAATATTATCAATAGTCAATTAGAATACCGCAGAGTTGATGATGTTGTATATTCATTGAAGGGTATCGCTACGTTAGACGACAATACAAAGGTTACAAGATACGCTTATTACAAGGATAGTGTGTTTACGATTATAGATGCTGACCCACAAGGGAATCAATTTACCTATAATATATACTATCACAATAAGACACAGGCACAAGCAAAAAAACTGTTAGATGACGAACTTACAAGAAGGTTTCCACTTATGATATATGAGGGCTATTACGGTTCGTTTTCTACATTCCTACGACCGAAGGTCGTTCATGGAGACAAGGTAGTATTATCAGACAAGAAATATACAGAAAGAGATGGGCAATCATATTACGTGAATAAGGTTGTTACAACGATAGGAAACAATGGAGCAAGACAAGAAATCACTTTAGGTAGTAGAGCATGAATATAAGAGACGTTATATATCAATATTTCAATCAGTTTTTGAGCAGAGAAAAAATATACTCAAAGATAGGTGTTGTCAGCGACACAAACTCGACTACTAAGCTATGCAATGTTCTTCCTAATGATGGAAGTCCGATGGTGTATAATGTGAGGTTGCAAGTGGTGAAAGATGCCAACAATACAGGAGTGTTGGTATTACCAAAGAATGGAACAAATGTAATCATAACATATCTGAATCACAAGTTGGCTTTCGTGTCGCAATGTCAAGAAGTCGATAAGATAATAATCAGCAACAATGGAGAAAGTCTGAAAAGTATAATGAATAATTTGGTAAACGATGCCCTTTCAAATGCGATTATACAAACTCCTGCTGGACCCGGTACGTTTGATGCCGCAACGCTAACTAAATTCGCAACAATAAATACAAGTATTAATAATTTATTTCAAGACTAATGGCACTCGATAAAACAGGATTAAAAAACAGTATAAAGGCAATGCTCAACACATTAAAGACATACGACGGTACAAGTGGAAAGGAGCAAGACGATGCTATTGAGAAGTTCTGTGATGACCTATCTACTTATATTGATAATTATGTAAAAACAGCAACGGTTGTAATCACTCCAGCCGATGTGGCTACTGCTGTAATGAGCAATGGCGGTGGTGTTGTTGTGAGTGCAAATAATTTAAACGGTACATTGATATGAAGGATATTATATTACAAGAATACGACATTATAATAAGCAATGGCGACATACAGCTTAATGATGCAAGACAGCAAGACATAGAGTTGATTTGCAAAGCAGAGAAGGGTCAGTTCTATCAATACCCACGTATTGGAGTTGGAATAGACAAACAGTTAAACGGGAGCAAGACACCATCTGTATTGAAGGGTATTATAAGGGAAAACTTGCTTATGGATAATTTCGTAGTAAACCAAGTAAAAATTGATAATAACTATAATATATACATAGATGCAGAATAGAATAATCGACGGTCAAAGTATATGGGATTTGTCTTTGCAATATTTCGGAAGTTTGGAATATGCCATTGATATAATCTCTGATAATGATTTGGGTTTCAATACGAAGTTGAAATCCTCACAAAATATTACAATTAATAACAGTAATATTGGAGACAATGATATTAAGAATTTGTATAAATTTAACGGAATTGTTTTGAACAATGCACAATCGGAAGCAATGCCACCGAATATTGGCGGAGACTATAACAATGACTACAATAATGACTACTTATAATATATAGAATCATGGCAAAAAAAACTAAAGCACAATTATCTACAATAAGACTAAGTACAATATATCCCAATGGTGCGAATGCTATTAATGCGACCGACCATGCTGTATTTCTTGAGGATATTATAGAGTCGAGTATAAATGAATTGTCAGACTTTACAAAGCTCGGACTGTTCCCTTATGATTCGACACGAACATATTACTTCGAGCAAGCCGTAATCAGAAGTGGTGGGATATACATCTGTAATGCTGTAACTTCAACTGGAGTATGGAATCCTTCAGACTGGGATTTATACGTTCCTTCGGCGGGGTTTGAGGATACCAACATAGAATACATAGACGTAACCGAAGCGATGGGTGTCTATTCATTCAACTATCGTGCTGGTCGAGTTCGTGATGACAATACTGTTACCGATGTAGTTGCTGGCGATGTAATACTTGCCGATGACGACACGAATTACATAGAAGTAACTGGAGCGGGTGTTGTGAGTTGCAACCAAATAGGTTTCACAACGGGTCGCATACCGTTATATGTATGTGTAATGTCAAGCGGTGCGGAGACAGTAACAGACAGAAGGACACGACTGGGAATAAGCGATGCAGATACAGACGAAAAGGTCAAATACGATGCCGCAGACCCAACGGCAGGATATATTGCTGACAAGATAATTGCTGGAACTGGAATAAGCGTTGCAGAGGGTGTCGGTGGCGATGAGAATAAGTTGGTAATAACTAACGATGACAAGGGTAGCGATGTTGATTTGAGCGGTCTTGTGGAGAAAGCCACGCTGACAACCAAGGGCGACATATATGTAGCAACTGGGGCGGGTACTCCCGTTCGGTTTGGAGTTGGTGCTGATGGAGAGGTACTATCAGCGGACAGCACCGAAGCGACTGGGTTGAAGTGGGTAGCTGGCAGCGGTTCTGGTTTCAAGATAGTAGTTTCAGGCGGTGGTACTAATAAGATTTACGATGCGATAACGGGGGCAAGTGCTGGCGATGCCGTATTGGTCGATGCTGGGGTTTATGTGGAGGAGAATAATCTCGCTATAAAGTCCGATGTAAGCGTATGGTGCGTGTCGGGAGTAACTATCAACAAGACAACTGCGGGGTTTTTGATAGATTTAGATGCCAACGATGTTACGAACTTCTCCATTGAGGGATTTGCTGACATGAACTCTACAAATGGTATTATAAAGCACGTAAAAGCTGGAAATCTTAACACTACGTTTGGTTTCTCTGCGAGGGATTTGACCTCAACCGATGAGAGAATAATCAATATTAATATCGCTAACAATGCCTACACTTCGCAGATTAATTTCAGGATAAAGTTCAACAACTATACTTGTTCTTACGCCACAGCGGAGTCGATATATATATATGGAAACGGGTCGCAAGACAGCGTTATAAAGGGTATTTTGGAATATAACGAGGGTAGTTCGACGGGACACGGTGGAGTGTATTTATACAATAATTACAGAGGTATATTCGATGTCGATGTAAGACAGTTCCGCACAGCGACACTATCAGCAACACAATACGCTGTTACGTGCTATATTGCGGTGACGTGGACTGCTCCGAGATATGTCAAGATGAAGATTTCTGGCGAATGGACTGGCACTAACTGTGCTAATCTGCAAGATAGAGGAGCATCTGTAAGCAAGGGTATTGATGCCTATGACTGTTTGTTTTACGGTGGTTTTGTGAATGTTTTCGCTGGCGGTGCAGGTAGCTCTGGTATGAATGCGGAGATGCGACTTGGCTCATTGCAATTAGCTACATGCAAGGTCGATGCTGCTGCTATACAGACAGTTACGATAAAGGAATCTACTAACAGTTCGGTATGGTGTGCTGGTGCTACTGTAATAATAGAAGGTAGGGTTCGTGCCAATGCAACGCTGTCAGCGACATTTCTACGTGCTATGATATATTGCACCGCTGGAACAATCATATTGCAAGGCGGAATAGAGAAAAATAATGTGAATACAAACAACTGCCGAGCGTTCTATATCACAGGCGGAACGGTAATAGTCGAGGGCAATATATGGAGACACGCTGGCGGTGGTAGCAGTTCAGCTGGTGTCGAAGGGTCGATACTGACAGGCGGAAAATTGATACTGAACAACGTGAACGGAACGCTAACGAATGCAAGTGGTGGCGAATGGTCAATGATATATCTCAATGGCGGTACTCTGCAATGGATAAATACGTATATATCGAGCAACTCCGATATTGCCAATAACCATATTGTAAAAGTAGGCGGAGACGCTGATATGATTATAAGCAGTGGGTTCGGAAAGGT